CGCGATGGTGGACGTTCAGGTGGGGTCGCTGTTCATCAAGGAAACTAACTCGGTTTTCCGGCCGGTGTCCGCTGAGCACCGCGGCCTCGATGGAAAGCGCGTTCACGTCGCCATCGTGGACGAGCTCCACGAGCACGCATCTGCGCTGGTGGTCGACAAGATCCGCGCGGGCACGAAGGGGCGAAAGAACGCCCTGATCTTCGAGATCACGAACAGCGGCTATGACCGGCGCTCGGTCTGCTGGGCGCATCACGAATACAGCCGCCAGGTGCTCGACGGTTCGGCGCCCAACGACTCGTGGTTCGCGTTCGTTACGAATCTTGACGAGGGTGACGACTGGACGGACGAGCGGGTCTGGATCAAGGCGAATCCCGGGCTGGGGACCATCCTCCCGTGGAAGTACCTCCGCGAACAGGTGGCCGAGGCGAAGGGGATGCCCTCGAAGGAGAACATCGTCAAGCGGCTCAACTTCTGCGTGTGGACGGAGCAGAGCACGCGGTGGCTCCCGATGGATGAGTGGGACCGCGGGGCGCGGGAGATCAGCCGGACGGGGCGGTGCTTCGCGGGGCTGGACCTCGGCTCAACCTCGGACTTCTCGGCGCGGTGCCTGCTTTGGGGGCCCGATGCTGACGGGGAGTGGTCCGCTGAGTGGCGGATGTGGATTCCCGAAGATCGCGCCGACGAGCGGATTCGCAAGGGTGACGGGTGGCTTGCCCAGGCGATCACCGATGGCTGGATCGAAACGACTCCCGGGAACGTGACCGACTACGACTATATCGAGAAAGCGATCCTTGAGGACTTCGAGCGGTACGACATCACGAAGCTGGCCTTCGACCGCTGGAACGCGTCGCAACTCATCACGCACCTCATGTCTGAACTGGGCCAGGACCGGCTGGTGAAGTTCGGCCAGGGCTTCGTGGATATGTCGCCGGCGTGCCGGGAGCTCGAGCGGCGGATCAGGGGCGGGCTGTTGAAGCATGGGGGGAACCCTGTCGTGCGGTGGATGGCTTCGAACGTCTCTGCGAAGTCCGACCCCGCGGGGAACATAAAGCCGGACAAGGAAGCGAGCGCGGACAAGATCGACGGGATCGTCGCGCTGCTGGATGCGATAGGGGCGGAGACCCGGACGTCTGACGAGGGGTCTTCGATTTACGACCAGACGGGCGGAGCGGTGGAGGCTTGGTGATGGCTGGATACATTCGCGTGAGGATCACTTCGGAGTTGATCGAGAGTGTTCTTCGCACTGGCGGAACGATCGCTGGGATCCGGTGCATCGACGGACTCCCCGAGGATGCGGTCCTTGACGGCGTGTCGATGTCTCCCCGGTTCCCTCAAGAAGTGTGCATGCGGTTCCGAAGCAACACGGTTGAGCCGGAAGGGGCCACCGAAGACCGGCACCCCGCTTTTCAAAAATGGAGCCCCGAATGACCAGAGTGGAAGCGCTGTTGTTCCTGATCGGTGCGGGGGTGTTCCTGCACGGGCTGTGGAGTCTGTCCCCTGCGGCGGCGGAGATTGCGGGCGGGCTGTTTCTGGTGGCGTGCGCGGCACCGAAGGGCAAGGGGGCTAAGGGATGACATCCATCATCAGCAGCATCAGGGAAGCGTTTTCGCCGCGTGCGGAACTGAACCCGCTCGACGATCGGTACTACGAGACGGGGTACAACTTCGGGCCTTCGCTGGCCGGGGTGAACGTGTCGCGGACGGAGGCGATGCGTCAGGCGGTGTTCTATCGGTGCATCGCGATCAGGGCGCAGGCCTTCGCGCAACTGCCTATCGGGGTCTACATGCGCGGGCAGAACTCGCGGACTGAGATCCCCGATGATCCGCTTTCAAAGGCATTCAGCCGGCCGAACCCGTGGCAGACGTCTTTCGCGTGGCGCCGGGAGGTGTGGTGCGACTTCCTTCTCGGCGGGCACGCCTACAACCAGATCATCTACGGCCCCGGTTCGCGGGTGGGCTTCGTCCCGCTCGATGCTGATCGGATGAAGGAGATCACGAAGGAAGGCGACAAGGTTCGCACCTACGAGTTCACGCGGAAGACGGGCGAGAAGGTCCGCCTCGAAGGGGACCGGGACGTGTGGCACCTCGAGGCGATGAACGGACGCGGGCTGATCGACCTGGCCCGGGAGACGTTGGGCCTCGCCATCTCGACCCAGAACCACGCCTCGCTGTTCATGCGGCGGGGGGTGAAGTCCACCGGAGTCCTCGAGCATCCGGGCCGGCTGAAGTCCGAGACGGCGCGCGAGATGGGGGCGAACTTCAACGCGGCGTATGGCGGGCAGGCGGGGCACGGGAAGGTCCCGGTGCTCTACGAGGGGATGAAGTTCAACGCCCTGACCATGAACAACCAGGATGCCCAATTTGCGGAATTGAAGCTCTCGACTCTCGAGGAGTTGGCGACGTTCTGCGGCGTGGCCCCCTACATGGTGGGGATGATCGAGAAGCAGACCAGCTGGGGCTCGGGCGTGGAAGAGCAGAACCTCACCTTCATCCAGTTCACGCTCGGCCCTGACTGCACGCTGTTCGAGCAGGAGTCGGCGCGGGTGTTTCTCGACTCTGACGGGGAGGACGGAACGAATGGGCGATATGTCCGTCTCAACCAGTCGGCGTTCCTGCGGGGCCGGACGAAGGATCGCTTCGTGGTCTACGGGATCGCGATCGACAAGCACATCATGACGCCGAACGAGGCGCGGGCTTTCGAGGACATGGACCCACTGGAAGGCGGGGATGAGTTCCCGGCTGTTCCCGGGGCGATCAACGGGACCGAGGAGCCGAAGCCGGACGGGGAGCCTCCCGCAAAGCCGAAGGTGGTCAAGGCAAAGCAGGACGAGGTTGGCGACGCGATTACGGCCGGGCTTCACGTGTCTCTCGACAAGCTGTCCGCTGCCGTGGCATCGGTGGTCGACCGACCGATCGAGGTGAACTGGCGCGAGGTCCGCCTGAACCACCTGGCCGCGATGGTGGCGTCCGAACTGCTGAACACGGAGGCGCGGGACATGGCGGAAATAGCGAAGACGACGGCCACTGACTCGGTGAGGTGGTCGCGGGCGATCGGCACCTATCACGGCAGTCGGCCGGCCAAAGTAGCGGAGACTCTGAGCATCACAAAGGAGCAGGCAGAGGCGTACTGCAAAGAACAGGCGCGGCTGGCCTCTGAGGGCGGTTCGAAGGTGCTGGACACCTGGGCGAAGGATCACGCGGGGCGGGTGGTATCGCTGGCCCTTGGGACATCAACGACATTTCCGGTGAAGGAGTAGGGGCATGATGAATGGGATTTACGCACTCGAGTGGTCGGTCTTCGAGCAGGTGGAAGCACTCATGCGGCTGGACATCTCAGCCGTGGAGCGCCTGACCGCGATGGCGGCAAAGATGGACGTCTCGGCTGGTCCGGCGACGCGGGCGGAGGCGGGGGGAACCATCGCCATCGTTCCCGTCCACGGCGTGATCGAGCAGCGACGGAGCGTCTTCGGGATGCTGTTCGGCGGGACATCGGTCACGGCCATCTCCGGGATGCTCAGGCAGGCTGAGGACGAGTCAGTCCGCGCCGTCGTTCTCGACCTCGCGAGTCCTGGCGGTGAGGTGTTCGCGGTTTCGGAACTGGCGCACCAGATCATGGCCATGCGCGAGAAAAAGCCCGTGGTGGCGATTCACAACCGTTTCGCGGCTTCGGCCGGATACTGGATCTCATCCGCTGCCAGCGAGATCGTCGCGCCGAACGACGCGATGCAGGGATCGATCGGCGTCTACAAGGTCCACACGGACATCAGCGAGGCGGAAGCCAAGGCCGGGATCAAGCGCAAGGTGATCGCGGCGGGCGAGTTCAAGGCCGATGCCGTGGATGGGGCACCCATGTCCGACGAGGGGGAGCGAGCCGCCTACGAGATGGTGAACCACATCTACGCCATCATGCGGGGAGACATCGCTGGAGGGCGCCGGACCACGGCCGCAAAGGTCGACTCCGACTTTGGAAAGGGCCTTCTCATGACCGCCCCGGCCGCGCTTGCCGCGGGGATGATCGACCGGATCGGGACCATGGACGAGACGCTGAAGCGGCTCTCCACTCCCCAGGGGCGGGCGGCGGTGATGCGCGCGGAGTACGTGGAGCCGGTGGTCGATGACGGCGAGGCCGAGCGGCGCATTCGGCGGGCCCGGGCGACGGTATGAACCGCCGCGGCTTCATCTGCGGGCTCGGTGGTGGTGCCGTTCTGGCCCCGCGGAATCCGGTTCCGCCAGTCGGTTCAGGTTCGGCGGCGAGCTACCCGGTCACGATCACGATCACCGGGAAAATGCTCGCGGATGCCCTGATTCATCAACTCGACTACGGAAGCGTCCGCGGGCGGGAGAGCGCGAAGAAGACCATCGCCGCGGTTTGCGAAATCGCCATCAGAAAATAGTCCTTGACAGATCAAGGACGTTAGTATCTAATCCGCACATGACGTAGCGTCGAAGGTCTGACCCCGACCGCCCTAATCCGGCCATCGAGGCAAGACAGCAGCGAAACCGCCACACAAAAAGGCCATTTCGCGGAAACCCAATCACTTGGGACCGCGGGTGGCCTTTCGGCTTTCTGGGTCCCGTTCCCCACGAATGGAGGCCCACATGGCCGCTGCTGCACGAATCCTCGAGCTCAACGCTCAGGCCGCCGCGAAGAAGAAGGAACTCGAGACTCTTCTCGCTGCTTCCCAGACCGAAAAGCGCCCTCTCAACCCCGAAGAGGTCACCGCCTCGGACAAGATCCAGGCCGACCTCAATGCCATCGGCCAGACCATCGCGGCCGAACAGGTCGCGGGCTCTCCCGCTCCCGTGTTCACCGGCGGCGCTCCCGTCGCCGAGAAGGACGTCGAAAAGCGCGGCTTCGCGAATCACCAGGAGCTTCTGCTCGCGGTGATCGAGAACGCTGGCGCTCGCTCCGCGGCTGAAGTCACCGACGACCGGCTCAAGAGCCTGGCCGTGGCTGACGACAGCAAGGGTGCGCCCAATGGCGTGGCCTTCGCGCTCCCCTACGGCTTCTCCCCCCGGGCGACCGTGGGCAGCGACGAGCACGGCGTCTACGACAACCGTTACGGCGGCTTCGCTGTCTCGGCAGTCAAGGGCGCTCCCCGTCCCTCCATCGGCTTCGAGGGCGACCCCACCGCGGGCCGCACCGAGAACATCCCCATGCAGGCGCCCACCGTCGAGATGGATGCCCTCGTGGACAAGAACCACACCTCGAGCGTGGCTGGTGGGCTGACCCTCACCCGGCGTGCTGAGGCGGTCACCCTGTCCTCGTCCCGTCAGGAGATGGATAAGATCACCCTCAAGGCCACCAGCCTCTGGGGTCTGGCCTTCATCACCGAGGAACTGCTCGCGGATTCGCCCGCCTCGTTCGTGGCGCGTGTCTCCAACGGCTTCGGCGCTCAGTTCTCCGCTCACAAGTTCAACGAGAAGCTGCGCGGTTCCGGCGTCGGCGCTCCTCTCGGTGTCCTGACCGCGCTGTACAACGCGACCGAGTCCCTGTCGCTGGGGCCGACGATCAGCGTGGCGAAGGAATCCAACCAGGCGGCGGATTCGTTCGACTACCGCAACGTCATCAACATGCGCTCGCGCTGCCGCGGTTACGGCAACGCCATCTGGATCGCCAACCATGACTGCTACCCGAAGCTCGCGCCTCTCGCGATCCCGGTGGGCGTCGGCGGGCAGCTGGTTTACCAGCAGAGCCTGGTGGAGGACCGCCCCGACATGCTGCTCGGTCGGCCGATCTTCTACAGC